TGGTGCAGCATATTGGTCAGATATCATAGTTTCCTCCAATCTTCTGGTTCTTGCTTTCTGTAGAAGTGCCTTTACACTCGATAAAGCTATTTCCCATGTTATTGCCGCGCCAGCAAGTAACGCACCTGCTGTAATACCTGCCACAATAGCCTGAACTGCGTTACCAGTAAATCGTTGGAGTGTACTAAGACCCTCAGTTTCAGAAATGGCACCTGCAAGCACACCATCAATAATAGCCTGAGCTTCTTCTATGGTTCTAATCTCATCTGGACTTAATTCAGGTTCTTCAGCAAAACCAGCTGAAAATACGTATTGGTTAGAACTCTCATCCTCACTCATTAGGGCTATTAGGTTACGAGCATTTGATAGGAGTTTAGATGCTATATTAGTTGTATGTGTATCAACTCCTATATTCTGTGAGAGTACGGTATTTAGACTATTAGCCACTTCAGATATAGTAGCCAACGCAGACCCTTGATTTATAGAACCCTCTTTAACACCATCAATCATGGTTTCTACAAAACTTGAGACAGCATTTAACCAGCGAGTCTTTTCACCTGAGGATGTAGCTTCGAAGGGTACATTAAAGCTAGTCGGTAAGTTGAAATCCTCTGGAAATACAAACTCTGATGTTAATGTTATTGGTTCCTCGCTAAATGCCCATTTAATCAGACCTCTAATAGCACCTATAGGCTTTAGTATAGGCTTGCCCATCATTAGATTTTTACCTATCACTAAACCTGCGGCGCCACCGAGTAAGCCACCCATTGGACCGGTTGCTGCCAGTAGGAAGTTCTCTACAACTCGGAGGCCGGTACGCTTTGCGGTAATTTCGTCAGGAGCAGATACAGTGGCTGTGACGTGACGACCACGACCGAAGTCATGGAATGGTATATCAAAGAGCTTGTCACCATCACCTGCACCAGAGACTACAGTTTGACCATCTTCAAAGAGGTTATAGTCATTTGCGCTCATAGGCATAGTATTTGTACCTTGTGATGTTATACCAGACCTATTCAAGAGTTCAACTATTTTATCCTCAGCTATCTTAAAAGCTACTATTCCAGCTCCAACTTTTAGCCCTTTTATAGCAATCTGGACTGCATTTTGCCTGATTCTTTGTAGCTTAGTAAGACCTTCATCAGGGCTAACTTCTTCTGCTAGGACAGAATCAATAATAGTCTGGGCTTGTTTAAGTCCTTCGATATCTTCTGGGGATAGCTCTGCAAATGTATTATTAGTTTCTATCCCAGCAAAATCACTATCAAAGGTAAAGACATTATCAGCGGAGCTGCCGTCATCAAGCATCGTGGCTTGTTGCAGCGTTGGCAAGTCTGCAAGGGCTGGGCGTTGCGCTCCAAGTAGTGCTAATCCAGACAACACCGTTGGAAATACTTCTTCACCCTGTCTGCGGTTAGCCTGTATCTCTGCGGAGACTCCGGTAAACAATTTATCTTTAACTAGCTGGCCAACCTTATCACTCAGGCGAAGGTCTGCGGTTAGATGCGTGTCATTGAGGTGGAGAGCAGTTATCTCGCCGAGTCTTACTTGGCCTTTGCCTCCGCTGCCTTCTCCGACAGCTAAAACTGCTGGAATACCCATAGCATCGGCAACTTGCTGATTAAACTCGTCCGAACTATGGCCCATCTTGACAGGGATTGTAGGTGGTGCCTTACGATTGAAGGCATCAACCATATGTTCTAGGTCCTCTCTTGAGAAGGTTTTCTCAGTACCCAGACTGTCTGTATGGGTTCCTGGCGTAAAGATAGCTACGTTTTGGAGTACAGCATCAAATTCTTGTGTCATAGAATCCTCATTTAGCATACGCCATTGACCTTCGTTTGACCACCTACTATGAGGATAGTAAATACCTTTATTGCCTAGACGACGCTCTAGACCATCCATTATCTTTGTAACATCAGCTATCAATCCCACATCCTGTTCATTAACAGGTTTAATATTCTGATTATCAACTAGGAGTGCTAGCTTATCCAAAAGTTGTCCTGGAATATCCCAAGGTATACTAAGTATATTCTCTAAAGTCCTACGAGCATCATCATCCTCTGGACCTTGAAACTCCTGTTGCTCGTATTGCACCATCGCTGTGGATTGTAACAATAACTCAGCCTCATTTGCAGGCCACAACGCTGTTACAAAAGTTCTTACGGCAGATGCGATATCAGGGTCAGAAGGTCGCTTACGCTGCAACTCTATAAGAGCTGTATAGGCATCCTCTCTATCCATCGCCCCGACAGATACTTGGTCCAGGAAAAAGGCAATAATACCAGAGATAGAGCTACCTTCAAAGGCAGTATCAACATTTTCCTCGTTCTCGGATGGGAATTTACCACTTATCTTCTTGTGGAGAGCAGCGCAGTAGCCTTCAGGAGAATCCTTCTCCCGATTTGCTGCCACTCAAGCGGCAAAGTCTTTATATTTACCAAATGGCATCTAGTTCCCTCGGATATCAGAGCTTTTGACTCTAACTACTAATTTTAGACCTATAATAGGTAGGTTGTCAAGCTAAATAGTTGCTTCAGTTATAATGTCATACGAAAGTAACACTTTGCTAATGGGGAAAGATAAATCTTTATATACAAGTAATATAGTTATGTAAAACACTAACTGCAAGAGTTATGTTAGTTACCCTATAGTGGAGAATACCCAGCATCCTTTCTAGCTTCCACATCACGCATTTGACCCTTTATCATCCCTTCAATTTGCATAGCTGTACTACTCCAGCCTTGTTTAGTAGCAAAGCTGACCATATTCTTTAAGAGCCCTATAGCATCTAAGATTGTATGACCTTTGAATCTTTGGTCTGTAATAGTCTCAGGACGAAGGGCCGTCCCAGATTCAACTTGCCGTTTAGTAGACTCATATGTACGGAGAAGCATCTGAATTATATCTACAGTATCCTCAGCTTCCTGAATCAAGTCCTCAGGGTCGCCTTGAAAGTGATACTCTGCATCCTCTTCAAAGATATTATTCCGCTTTAGGAGATTAAGCATTTCCCAATCAATATCAGTGAGTTTTAATTTACCTAGCGCATAGAGGTCTTGCATATCTTCCCACTCGGGGACTCGGCCTAGGAGCCATGTAGCTTGTTTCATTGCTTTATGCAGGATATCGTATTCAAGGTCTTTAGGTCCACCTTGAAACTGTTGCTCCGACATTAAGGCTATCCTATCTCGTATCTCCTCAAGTTGGCCTAAGATTTGGTCAAATCCATTTCTATGGGCTAGAAGTAACAGTTCAGATAGTAACCTCATCTTCTCACCCTGAGGAAGTGGGTCATTAGGATTCAGCATACCTGAAGCTATATCCAAGATAGCCTCTGGATTCAACTCCCTATATTGTAATTCACTTAAATTGCTGCTGGCAGTAACCTCGGCTATAGCATCATCCACCATACTAAGTAGCAATATCCTGACATTTGGACCGCCTCTATAACCACCACTTGTTCGCCGAGCTTTGGTTCTGGCCTTGATTAGAGCATCGAGGGTTCTATCAGCGTCTATGATTCTGGTACGGTATTGCTGCATCAAGCCATCGATTCGAGCCTTTAGCTTCTTGACATCTGGATGGCGTGCTGCGCCTTCTGGGGCATAATGGATATTTTCTCTGGTTATTTGAGTTCCTCTAGCACTTTTAGGTGTACCTTTAATGAAGTCTAAGAGGCCAAACTTCTGTGTATTCTCCTCAAAAGCATCTTTAAGGGCTGTAAAGCCTCTGAGTCGGCCTTGTAATAAACTAACACCAGCATGGATACCTAGCCCCATCGCAGCACCAATCCCTGCACGTTTAGTTACTTGCCCTCTTGACCACTTATCATCCGTTTTAGTGGTTGTGGCTGAAGGAGTCTTTGTTGTAGGTTCTTTATCCTCAGGTTCTTGACGACCTTCACGTGGCTTCTGTTGTTCAGCCTTTGCGGCCATTTCTTCGGGGGAAACCCATAATTCTTGATTACCTTGACCTAAGAGTTTAGCTAATTTACCGCCAGGTAGTCTGCTACTAATTCCAGCTTCTATCTTCTTAGCTGCTGCCATCGCAATAGATTGGTCTTTAGCCCTGACAAATACAGCTACCCCACGACCTTTTTCGTCCCTATATACGGCAACAAACTTCTCGTTGTCAGGTATAGAACGACCAGTTGAGGATTGTGTACCTCTATCAGGATTCATACTTACAGATTGGCTACGACTCATAGTTTTAGAGACACCACTAACCTGTGCTACTGGTTGTGCAAACTCAGAGATTGTGTAGGTTCCATCATCCTCTTCAAAGGCTTCAAGGACTTCATCACAATCTTCTTCCAGATTGATTCTACGTTGTAGGTTATCTCTTACCTGCTCCACAATACGTAGGAGTTCAGTATCAGCTTTATTTATACCAACTTCTCTACGCATCAACATATCCCAAAAGGCTTTTACCTTACGCAGTATTATTTCAGGTGTGTCATTAGTATCATCAAGTATCATCTCGAACCTACGACGTAACTCATCATCTACGGGTCCGAGACCAGTTGCACCTCCTCCTCTACCTGGATTACCTGCCCAAATCCTCTTATAAGGCTGGAACTGATAATCAGACTGTTCCTCATACCGAAGAATCACTGACTTGGCAGCTTGTAAAAACTCTACCAAATCTCGTAGTTTAGGTTCTAGGGAGTTGCGTAATCCTCCCATATTTAGATAACCATCTATGGTATTTAGTGCAGCGGTTTTGCTAACTGCAATCCAGGCGGTTGGGTCTCTATGGTCAGGATTCTGTAGCTCATGGATTAGATTATTAACTTCGTTACGGACTTCGGTAACTAGATTAGGGACTAGGTAGTGTGGGATATCATCTTCAGCAAATATACTTGAAGCTAAATCCTCGGAAGCCTCCATGACCTCTTCTTCAGGGATTGCTTCCTCTGCTAAGCCTTCATCTGTCTCTGGTCCTACTTGTAGGGGTCCTTCGAGAGGCTTTAATCCTAGTTGGGTGCGGACCCGATTGCGGAGTTCGGTATCATTCGGGTCAAGCATATTGGCACCAATTAGTGTGTTGTATGCCTGAGCTAGGCTCTGTAGGTTCATATCATGGGGTCTGAGCCACTCTAATCGTGGATACTCTGCTGGATGTAGATTGTTGACTTCGAAAATCCATGGAATTAGCTGTCGGTTCCATACAGAGAGCATCTTTTCTTGGATTGACCTTAGTGCAAGGCCAAAGAACGTGGTCATTTCATCAGCGAGGGCTTGAGTCCCTACTGCTTCGGAACCTAGGCTTATGAAGTCGGCGAAGAAGCGTTGGCGTATGAGATGTTGCCAATCTCGTATCATCTCACGGACATTGTAGACTTTGTTGCCACCGCCGTAGGCTTCTAGTGTTGCGCCGCCAGGTAAAATCACATAAACGGCTTCGTCCATACGGAAGCCTTCTAGTGCGGAGGCTAGATTGTCCAAATCTGTTTGGGTATACTTAACACCCTCTTTCAAAGTAACTACTGGGGCGTTACCGACGTCACGTTCTGCTCCGATTGCCTCGATAGTCTCTAGATTCTTCTTGAAAAACCACGGACGGTAGAGGGAACGGAGGATTCCACGCCCTTGAGGGTTACGTTTTCTACCCCGAAAGGTGAAATGCAACAACTTATCCATCGGTGCTGAGAGGATTTTGCCGTTCTTATCCCTCTGATTAAAGCTCTTTACACGCCCAAATTCATCAATATCTCCCCATGTTTCAAGGGATTCTTGCCCTATTGGTATCAATGCTGTAAGGTACATCATGCCATCAGTACCTTTTTCCACAACTTTTTCGCTTATGGCAAAGCCCATATCCATAAACTCAAGCATTTCCTCGACATGAGATGTCCATTCGAGGTCAGGCATCTTAAATAAGTTTTCTTCAACGAAGGCTTTAGCCATCATATCGGCTTCGTCGTCGCTGGCAGCAATAACCTCAAAGGGAGATGCTAACAATGGTGTCTTAATAGCTTCGAATAAGCTGCCTATAACTATATCGTCCTGCATTTCCTGGTAAACTTTAACTGCACGGCTCCAGGGCTTGAGTTCGGAGAGATACTCCTCATTCATCTGCCCACGCCATATGGATAGGCCCGTATTTAACTGGACTGATGTAGATGATTGCGGAGCTTTAGCCCTACGTTTTCGTGGTGAAGGAATCTTCGTGGTATTTGTAGTTCCATTTAATTCTGTTACCATTACTATTGCACTTTCTCCGTGACAAACTCAGCTTCACCACAACTTTCGTGGACCCAAAACCAGGTTGCATATGGTGGAGTACCCAATATCCACTCTTTTAGGGCTGTTAACCTCTGGCATTGTTTGCACCATCGGATAGGGGTATCTTCTAGAGGGTCGGGTGGTTTATTATTCATTAGCATTTAGCGGCTTCTCCAATTTCTGGTGGTTAAGAATTTACCCCATTCACGCTTTGGAGTTGGAACATCCTGACTTCTGGTTTTATACATCACTGGTACAGGTGGAGCTTCAGATAAGAGTGTATGGAGGAAGTAACGCATAGCATCCATGCCGTGATTGTCTTTATCTTGGGGTGTTTCCCTATCGTTTTGGTTTTTACGTTTATCGCTCCAGCGGTAGTTACCAAATTCTTCTGCTGTGGATATAGGCTTTGACTGTCTTTGCAGGTCATCATCTACTTCTACCAAAGCATCGTCAAAGATATGGACTTTACCATCGCCGAGAAGCTCATATGTGGTCTGGATTCCAGGCCCTACAGCCTTATTTGCTATTGTGGAATCAACACTTTTGTCATCTAGGGTAGCTCTATCTTCGGCGTCGTGGTCTGCAAAGGTGTCGGATACAAATTCGGGGTAGCTTTTGATTCTTGCCGCGTGGGTTTCAACTATTCGCTTGGAATAATAAATCTCTCGGTAGAGATAGTAGCCCTTGATATCATCAGTTTCTTCGTCCTTGGGGCAACAGGCCCACCACTGACACACGAAGGGGTTTGTATATCCAAAGTCTATGCTTCGGTAGCGAGGCCAGTGTGAAGGTATCTCGAATGGTGGTATTACCAAATCGGGAATCTCTATATGGTCATAGACAAGACCTTCGAAGCCTATCCACTTGCCGAATACATAGCGGTCTCTATAGCGACCCGTGAATTTCATTAGAGTGGCTTTGTAGTCATCGGGCAGGAAAGGATTATCTAGTGTGTTGGATTCGATTACCTCCCGGTCAGAGTCATTATCTAGATAAAACCTCTTATAAAGGTAGTGTTGGGGCGATGCAGGGTTCGTGGCCATGAACATCTGGCGAAACGGGACTGTGGTTAGCCTCAATCGCCCTAGGAGCATCGTGTAATCTTCCTCGTCTAGCTCAATAACCTCATCTACAAATATCCAACCGACCTCTAAACTGCCTATCTTTAGGGGGTCATCAAGGCCCAGAAAGAGGATTTCGCTGCCATTCTCAAGGGTACAGATGTGGCTTTCTTGGTTATATGTGTGGGGAATTATGCTTTGAGGGGCTGTATAGCGGAAGAATGTATCCATCGTGGTATATCTTAGACTCGCATAAGTACGGCGAAGGATTAAACCACGGTTGCCAGGATACCTTAAGGATAGAAACAGGGCCTTCTCGCAGCCGGTTCGGGATTTACTGGCTCCAAAAGCACCGCTGAACATCAGCTCTTTGGTAGTGCTTTCCATGAACTGGCGCTGGGCCGGTATTTTGCTGGTATCGAATTTAGCTGTTGGAGTGGTCATAATTACTTCTTAGATACCTCTATACCTTTTGCTACAAGGGCTGCTCCTTCGATAATGATTTCTTCTAGCGGAACTCCTACCGTAGGTTCTTCAATCACAACAGAGGTTCCTTCGACCACAGCGTTTGGAAAGTTATCCTCAAAGTCATATAGCTTGATTTGGTGCTCAATTTTGCCTAGATGTACTACCTTTTCGTTGAGTACACCCTGAATCTTGGCTATAGTTTCCTCGGCTCGGAGCCTAACAGTTAGAAGGGCAGGGGCCTTATCGGGGTAGAGATTATTGTAGTAAATCGCGTCCCTTTGTACAAGCCTTAGCCCTTCGATACGTTCAGCAGCCAACTCGTGGACATCGCTTTCATGCAATTCACGGAGTTCGCTCCTCTTGAT